GGATGCGACGGTCAATACTTCAGGGAATGTGATCTGGATGGGGCCGGAGAAGGCGTTCTGGGGCTACTGGGTCAAACCGGGACAGATGCTCTATCCTCGCGGTCGAGTCATTGTAAGGTCCAATGCTGTAACCCTCTATGACGAGCCGAATCCCTACTATCACCGCAAGTTCCCCTTTGCCTTGCTTGGTTTGTATGCGGTGCCGTGGCAGAAGTACGCCATGTCGGTCTTGAAGCCTTGGATGAGCCAGCAGGACGTGCTGAATCAGATCATGGCCGGACTGCTTCAATGCGTCAAGAAGGCGGTCAACCCACCACTCTTAGCAGCAAAGAGCGCCATTCATCCCGAAGCTCTCCGGGCGATTGACTCTTCGAAGCCGGGATTGAAAGTAAGCTACTCGCAAAATGCGCCTCAACCGCCATCCTGGGGTCAGCCACCCAATGTTCCACCCTATGTTTTGAACGCCTACGGGATCGTACAGAAGTCGATGCAGCAGATGTCGGGAGCATCGGCCATGGGCGATGCTATGGGTAAGAAGCAGGTTCCGGGCGGCGATACCCTCGATAGAATTACTTTCTCGAAAACCACCCCGATCCGCATGATGGGCCGCAATCTCGAAGATTTTGTCGATGAGGTTGGAACCATGTGGGTAGGGGAGTCTCTGCAATTTCATCATGCCGCACACCGCATGGAGTTGCTGGGACCGAAAGGGTTGACGCGGGAAGACTTCGATGCCAATCCTGGCACATTAATTCCCGAAGGCATTAACTCCGAAGCCTTCGTCCGCAGATTTAGTTTGAAGTGTAACAAAGGGACTTTGTTGAATGTCCAACGCCAAGACAGAGTGCAGATCAGCTTCGCTCTGCGAAAAGCGAAAGACCTCTCCCGTAAAGGACTTTTCCGCGAATTGGACTGGAATATCAACCAAGAGCAGAACGATGCCGAATTATCCGAAGAGATGAAAGCACAAGCGCAAGCGATGGCAGCGGCGGGAGTCCAACCCGGAGGTCATGTAAAGAAGTGAATGTCCCCGAGAAAGATTCGAAGTTCGAAATCGAAGACCTTCCGAAGATTCACGCTGCTCTACAGAAGGCGAGGGAGGCCAGAGTTCCTTCACGGGTGATCGTGGATGTGGCCGACACCGGGGGAATTCTGGCGATCATGCTGGAGATGAAAAAAAAGTTTAAGTAGTTTGGCGTTTTCCTGTTGCGGAGTAGTTGGTTGCGGGATAAGAATTGAAACAGCATTAGGCAGAGACCAGAACTCCGGGCAACCGGGATGGGATGGACAGCCGCTTCGGGCAACCGAGCGGCCTTTTCTTTTGCTCCGATGCAAGACCTCCCGCAGTTTTCTGGAGATCGTTATGGCGGTGCAGGCCGCCCGGTGCAAAACATCTCGCACTGGAATAAAACCGGGACGACACCCAGAAAGGAGACCACTTACTATGTTCGCAAAACGGCACAGCAAGCGCGGCAAGGGCCGCAGCAAGAAGGCCCGCTAGTTTCAACTTGACCGGATACGTCCGGTCTCTCTGGGGTGAGGCAACTCACCCCATCACTCAACTTCCAACCACCGAGGATCAGATGGCTAAGAAAACTGGAATGAGCGAGACCATTGCCGAGGGCGGCCACTACATCAAGACCGATGCGCCGCGACTTCCTAAAGGCGAATTTCAGCAGGTCGGCACCTACATCAACCAAATGTCGGACGCCGTGACCAATCACAAGGGGATTGGCGTCAACGTCAAGACCGGAACCATGCAGACGGGCGAGAAAATCTAAATGCCAGCCCTTGAGCGGCCCCCGATGTCACCGCAGGCGCAGTCCCAGATGGGTGCACCCGGAGGCCCAGCCTTTGGTTCGGGCATCGGTCAGGCGCAGCAGCAGGCCGATAAGAGTCCGGTTGAGGTTGCGGTTTCGACGGTCGAAAAGATTTTGATGGGCGTGCAGGACGAAGCGTTTCGCCCTTACGCCATGAAAGCCGTAGCCAGCCTGAAAGTGGGTTTGGCGATGGCGCAGCAGAAGGGTCCGCAATCAGCGGGCATGAATCAACCACCGCCTCCAGGCGGGCCGGGTGCGCCGGGGGGAAGTCAGATTCCTTTACCTCCGATGCCCGGTCAGATGCCGGGGTAAGTAGAAAACCGCTAGATCGTAGCGCACCAGAGCCATGACCGAACCCTGCAAAGGGAAGCATGGAAGGAGCAACGAGAGTATGGCCGTAAAGACACTGGAAGAAACTTTAAGTCAGCTCAGTGCTGACGAACGCAAGCTCTTTGACAGCACACTCACCAAACATCCAGACCTGAAAGAAGGGTGGCTTCGTCAGGACGACTACAGCCGCAAGCTCAACGAGTTCAAGAGCAAAGAAACCGAATTTCAGAGTGCCACACAACGGGCCAACGAATTAGAAGCATGGGCTGACCGCAACGTACCGATCTACAACGCCTTGGTAGAAAAGGGCATTGTCGGAGAAGACGGCGAGGAACTTTGGACCTCTCAGAAAACGGACCTGGAAGCTCAACTTGAAGCAGCGAAAAAGGCAGCGGTCGCAGGAGGCGATATGGACCCGGCAGAACTGGATAAGCGCGTTACCGAAATCGTCAAGGCCAACGGCGGATTGAGCAAAGCCGAACTGGAAGCGGTCATCAAGAGTCAAGCGAAGGCGCTGGCCGAAGAGACCTTTACGCAGCAGTGGTCCGGCAAGGAAAAGAAGTTCAACGAAGAGACCATCCCGTTTGTGGCAGGATTCAGCGCAGCGACGGCGGTAGTAGCCAACCGTTTCGAACGCGAGACCGGGGAGAAATGGACCACTGAGCGCCAGAAGGCAATGTATGAGTTGATGGGCGCGGAAAAGAATTTTGATCCCTTCGCGGTCGAAGAAAAGCTGCTGGCACCCTTCAAGGAAAAGAAGGCGATGGAAGCCAAGATCGAAGAGGAAGTCCAGAAGCGGGTTCGCTCGATGCGTACTATGCCAGGGGGCGGCGACGAAGAGTTTATTCCTTCGGGTGAGAGTGCCAAAGGTGCATTACGTCAAGCTCTCGAACGGAGCGCAGGCGGGGAGACAGATTTTGAAGCCTTGGTAAAGAGCAAAGCGGCAGAAGCAGGCGCACAGCTCCAAGCCGAAGGCAAGTAGGAACCAAGTACGAGGGTCGGGCGGAACCCACCACTTCCGCCAACTGTTCTGAATCGTGGAAGCCAGCAGGCCGAGCCACTCCGGAACAGGCACAGATCAATCGGAAAGCCAATGTGAGCAGAGTCCGATTGAGCTTGAGGAAACGGCTAAGGCCGAATATTTGAGTTCAACGAGGAAAAGGACTTTATGCTTAATTGGAATGACTTAACCGGAAAAACCAACGACATGATCGTGCCGTGTCTGACGGACAACGTTAATTTGTAGGCGTTTAGAAATGTTCGGTAATACAGGGAACCCCGAGTAGCAATTTAGCATCTTAAATTGTAGGCGACCCTGATGAAGCAATCTATGAACAAAGACATCCAATTCGCATACGCAGCAGGCATCCTCGACGCAGAGGGTTGTTTTTCGATTTGCAGACAGTCGAAATACAATTCTGTGGGTCCACGGGTTCAGGTTGTTATGACGGATTTGAAACCACTTCGCAGGCTGCAAGGTCTTTTTGGTGGCTCATTAGTTGAGACCAAAATGGCTTCTAATGGCCGCAAGGTTCCTTATCATTTTACGGCTTCTGGCAAAAATGCTCGTCGTTTAATTGAGAGCACCTTGCCGCTACTCATCGAAAAAAGAGAGCAGGCTAAACTACTGCTTGAACTTCAGGACAACATTGATGAGTGGAATCGCAAGCCGAGATTGCGCGGGAATCTTCCAGTGGAAGTAATGGAATACAGGATGTCTTTGAAACAGCGCGTCCATGAATTGAAGGATTTATCTGTTTCTGTTGCGCCGAAAGAAAGAACTCAGGCAAAACGGGAAAAGTTGGCGTATCTTGCCGGGATATTGGAAGGAGAAGGGTGCTTCACTATTATTCGTGGTGAAGGAAACTCTTTTGCTTCTGTCGTCTCGATAATGATGTGCCATAGATCAATTCTTGATGAAGTGGTAAGTATGTTCGGCGGGACAATCATTGAGCGCAAGCAGGCCAATGGCCGGACTATCCTGATGTGGCGCGTGAAGGGACAAGCTGCTGCCGACCTTTGTAGGTCGATTGCGCCGTATGTGGCTTTTCGTCACGAAGAACTTGAACTCCTTCGCAATCTACAGAACACGACAAATCTGTGGGCGAAGCGAGGTGGTCGTGATGGAATTCCGGCTCATGTAACCGCGAAGCGTGTTGCATGGAAGCAGCGTATCCATGAAATTCATAGACCTGCACATGCAGAGACTAAATCCGAACAGCCCCCATGCGGGGTAAGTGATAGTCCGATCTGTGCCGAACTTTCAGGTACAGGGCCAGAGATGGCCGCCGTAGCATAAGTTTTGCTTCGGTAACATCAAGCTACAAGAACAGTCCCGTCCTGACACGGTTGAAGACGAAGCGGCGCTTTGAGTTTACGGGCGGACGCACGATCATGCACAACATCATGTACGCCGAACTCAAGGGTGGAGCGTATCAGCGCGGTCAAGCCTTCGATACTTCGGCGGTTGAGACCGACACGGCCTTGCAGTTCAAGGTCAAGAACTATTATGTCAACGTCTCCATCTACGGCCAGGATCAGATTCTGAACCGTGGTTCGCAGGCCGCGATGAGCTTTGTCGCCTCGAAGATGATTAACGCTTCGGGCAAGATGGCAAAGCTGCTCGGAACCAATCTCTACGGCGACGGCGGCATGACCCCGACCGCTGGATCGGCGCTGAACTCAACCATCGACCTGGACGGCTTCCAGGCCGCAATCGACGATGGCACCAACTACGCCTCCTACGGCGGTATTACCCGCTCCGATATTGCAACCGGAGCCAACAACGGCATCAACGCCTACTACGCGGCCCCCGCAGCCTTCTCGCTGGGCGCAGTGCAGACGGCTTTCGGCTCGGCTTGGTTCGGGGTGGAAAAGCCAGATATGCTGGCAACCACGCAGCCTGTCTGGGATGCGTTCTGGAACAAACTGCAACCGCAGCAACGCTTCAACGACGAGACCTCGGATGTGCATGTCGGCTTCCGCTCGTTCTTCTGGAACGGCGCTCAGGTCGTGGTCGATCAGTATCTTCCGGTGCTGGCCGGAAATTATGCGATGTACGGGTTGAACACCTCCTACATCTATCTTTACGTCTCCGACATTCCGAAGTACCAGTTTGGTTTCTCGGGTTGGAAGGAAGCACAAAACACCGACGATGTGGCCGGACAGTATTTCTTTGCCGGAAACATGGTTGTTTCTGCCCCCCGGTTAATGTTCCGGTTGGCGTTTAGCGCACTGTAAGAGAGAGGAGAATAGACGAAATGTTTAACAATATCAGCAATCAGCTTCTCCAAATCGACACAGGCGTAGCGGCGACCTACCTGTACAATCCAACTCTCGGCCTTGCGCCGTATGCTGGAATTGGAGAGAACCAGATTCTCGGACAGCGGTATTTCGGCACCATCGCCCAGAGTGGAACCACACCGGGTTCGGCGCTGACCGCTGCCACCTACCCCACCAACTACAATGCGGCCAATGCCGCTGGCTCTCCCGTGATTTACATGCTGGTACAGTATTCTCCGGCATCGGCGTTGAGCACGGTGAATTTGACCACGGCGGGCGCTCCGGCTCCGGTGTACTGGACCGACAACACCTTTACCACGGTCACAGGAATTACCACCGAAGGTATCGGCGGCACCACGCTGGGCTTGGCGTTTCCGGCAGGCTACATGCTGCTCAATACCGCAACCGGATACGGTAATGCGGGTACGGCACTGACGGCAGCGGCTCTGCTGGGCGGATTCATTCTGATTCAGGTGGCAGGCTACCTCAAGGGAGCCTATGTCTCGGGATCGACCGCGCCTGGTATCGGAGCATGGATTGTTCCGGTTGCCGGAACCCTCAGCTCGAACTCGATTGCGGCAGGCAGCACAACCACCTATCAACCCTTTGGCCGTCAATTGACCGCCGTTGCAAGCAATCTTTGCGATGTGCTGGTCGGCTGCGACTTGGTATAACGGAGGCCATCAATGGCATACAAACTGACCAAGGTCACAGACGGTGATGTATCGCTGGGCAACCTGCGGGGTGAGCTGGTTCAGCTCGCTCCCTCGGTCTCCGACTATGCCACAGGCGGATATTCCGTTCTGGGTATCGGGGGAACGACCGAATCGACGGGCAACGTAGGCATCGACAAGGTGCTGTTCGTGGCTCCGGTGGGAGGCCAAGGCGGGTATGCCGTGGTCTTCAACCCGACCACCTCAAAGGTTCAGGTTTTTGGCGACTCCAGTTCAGGTGGAGCGGCTCCCGAGCTTGCGGCCAACACCAATTTGTCGGCTTATACCTTCAACCTGCTGGTAGTCGGCTACTAACTTCGCCCTTTGCGGGGCCACTAACCGGAGGGCGGCTTTTTAAAGAAGCCGTCCTTTGTTTTGGAGATTGTGATGAGCACATCGTCCGTTACTCCTGATTACAGTTCTAGTAATTCAACGAAAACTGACGGCAGTACCCCGTCACGCTGGAAAGATAGTTCGGCAGCGAAGAAATTGCGGGCTGCTGGAAGTTCATTAATGTCTTCTGGTTCTGATGAAATGAACCGAGCGCAGGATCAGCGGGCGGCGAGCATCGGGCCAGTGACTTATCACCGTGGCGGCAAGGTCCGTAAGGGTGGCACAGCCCGTTTATTGAAAGGCGAGCGGGTAATCTCGCGGGGCAAAGTGAAGAAGGTCGAGCGGTTGATGAAGCGTAACAAGATGAGAATGAAGTCGAGCGGTCGCGGATAGTCCAAATTTTGGACAGGAGAGCACAATGGCTGAAT